ACTTGACGCTGAGAAATAAAGCGTATATACTAACCCTAGTGTATGCGCTTTTTACATTAGCATCACAGGCAACGTAATCTAAATTTTAGATAGGCAACAACCATAAACAATTTGAAAGGCAACTTATTATGGCATCATTAGCAGAAATCCGTGCGAGACTCGCACAATCAGAAGGTAAACAACAAGGCGGCAACTCCACAGGTGGTGATAATGCAATTTATCCACACTGGAATATGGAAGAAGGCGGTGCCGCAACACTCAGATTCCTCCCAGACGGTAACTCAAAGAACACATTCTTTTGGCAAGAACGTGCCATGATCCGTTTACCATTTAACGGCGTCAAAGGTGAGATGGAATCAAAACAAGTATATGTTCAGGTTCCTTGCGTAGAAATGTGGCAAGAGACTTGCCCAGTGTTGACAGAAGTTCGCACTTGGTTCAAGGACAAGAGTCTAGAAGAAATGGGTCGTAAGTATTGGAAAAAGCGTAGTTATATTTTCCAAGGCTTTGTTCGTGAGAACGCACTTAGCGATGACAAGGCTCCAGCCAACCCAATTCGTCGTTTTATTATCGGTCCTCAAATTTTTACAACTATCAAGTCCGCATTGATGGATCCAGAGTTGGAAGAATTGCCAACAGACTTGATGCGTGGCTTGGACTTCCGTATCACCAAAGGTAGTAAAGGCGGCTTTGCTGACTACTCAGGATCAAAGTGGGCACGTAAAGAAACAGCACTCACAGAAGCTGAACAAGCAGCCATTGCTGAACACGGACTGTTTGATCTTTCAACATTCTTACCAAAGAAACCAACTGACGTTGAGTTGAAAGTAATCAAAGAAATGTTTGAAGCGTCAGTTGATGGTCAAAGCTATGACACAGAACGTTGGGGTCAGTATTTCCGCCCAGCAGGTGTTAATGCTCCTGCAGGTGGATCAGCACCAGTGACCGAAAGTGCTCCTGCACAAACCAGTGGGTTCGCGGCAACAGGAACTACTACATCAACAACATCAAGTGACTTTGATGACGAAGAGCCACCAGTAGCAACTGCTCCTGTAGCAGCCGCACCAGCAACTCAGAAAGCTGAAGACATTTTGGCCATGATTAGGGCACGTCAGAAAGCCTAATTAATGCTATCACAATTAGATAGTATTATTTTTCCAGACCGCTGTGAGGTAATAGAAGTTATACCGTCACAGCGGTATGTCTATCCAATTTTTAAAAATGGTAGTTCTAATTTGTTTCTAGCTGCTAGGACTAATAATTGGCGAATCAAATTAAATGAACAGATTAGGCATCTGACTGACATTGACATAGTCATTAGAGACCCAGAAGAAAGATTTATTTCCGGCCTCAACACCTTTGTTCAATTAACTTGCCAGGACAATCCAAGTCTTGACCCGCCAACAGTTATATGGTTTGCAAAAAATTATCTTTTTTTAAACAGGCATTACTGTCCACAATTTCACTGGTTATTACATCTGTTAAAGTACGCAAATACAGATATTAAATTACATTTTATAGGAATGGATGATATTAATTCTATCACTAGTCTACATCGTCCATTGGACATTTTGCCAGTGTCGTTAGAACTTCGACAACAATTATTAAGTACACATAATAACGAAATGTATCAACGTATAGACAAGATTATATTTGAGTCTATCGGTCAATCAATGACATTCAAACAACTACTACAACATATAAAAATTTCAGATCTAGCTGCGTACAAATATGTAATTGACAACGCTCAACAAATTTTAAATCCAACTTATGCACTGCCCTAGACTAGATCATTTTGTTCGCTTCAATCCCAATGGCACAGTTAGTCGGTGTGGCCATATGGTCAATCCTGCACAGTTTGATAGTCTCGAAGAAATGAATAACAGTTGTTGGTTGCGTAAAATACGTGAACAATTTGCTCAAGGCAAGTGGCCCACAGAGTGCCAGCGTTGTGAACAAGTTGAACAAGAAAGTGCCAGCAGTATAAGAATACACGCATTGGCACTTGATGATTCTGAAACACAACGAGATTATCTACAAGTAGGTGGTGTATTGGATAACGTATGTAATGCTGCCTGTCAAACTTGTGGTCCTGACTGTAGTACACGCATTGGGGCATTGACCGGTAAGACTTTTCCTATAGTGGATAACAGTAATCGCTTTTGGACCCTTCCACAAGATCGTATTAGGCATCTAGATATCAACGGCGGTGAGCCAAGTTATAGTAAAAATTACAAAAAGTTGTTAAAAAATTTGCCTCCAAATCTACGTACACTTAGACTTAACACAAACGGTAATGTGGTATTGACTGAGTTGACTGAACTAGCCGAACGTGGCATAGAAGTTACGGTAACGGTGAGTTGTGATGGCATTGGAGAAAAGTTTGAATTTATGCGTTGGCCCATCAAGTGGACGACTTTTTATCAAAATTTAATGACATATAAGACAATGCCTGTTCAATTAAATTTGTGGACCACAGTTAGCATATTAAATGTTACTGAGTTGCCTGACATACAGGCATTTGCACAAGAACACAGTATTGATCATGGCTATGCTTATTTGAAACAACCTTTTGAACTAAGCGTTGATAATACTGACCTGGTTGCCAGAGATGCATATATAGCAAAACAAAAACAGTTGAGAGGTATTGAGTGAAAATAGCAATTACAGGACACACAGCCGGTATTGGACAAGCTCTTGCAAAAGAATACACGCTTGACGGTCACGAGATTGTTGGACTTAGTCGACGCGAAGGAAACAATATTCGTAACGTACCTAAAATTTGCGATCAAATTGAACCGTGTGATGTGTTTGTAAACAACGCACAAGCTGGGTACGCACAGACCGAATTGTTATTTGAAATGGCAAAACGCTGGGCCAATACAGGAAAACATATCATGGTAATTAGTACAATGATGACTCAGGATCCTGTTTCTGTATTACCTGGACTAGATATGTTGGCATATCACCAACAAAAAGTTACTCTTGAGGAAATGATCAAACAACTACGCTATCAACATCTTGGCGTAAATATTATTATTGTTCGCCCAGGTTACATTGCTACCCAGCCAGGACAAACATCTCCCCCAGCAGCAGATGTTAATAACTGGGCCAGAACGTTGGTAGGTATTTTTAGAATGGCCGAGTCCAATGACATGACTGTACCAGACATATCACTAGGACCGGTTTATAAATGACTCCAAAAGATGTATTAACCAATAAACATTTTTGTCCCATGCCATGGACTGGGCTAATGTATAACTCGGATGGTAAAGTAAAAAACTGTATTCGAAGCGACGAACAAACAGGACTATTAGGTAACATCAAAGATACACCTATCGAAGAAATACTACTTGGTCATAAAAATATAACCAAACAACAAAATATAACAAACAATGCCCCAGCTCTTGGATGTCATACCTGTTATGACTTAGAACATGGCAAGCCAGGAATTGACATTATCAGTGACAGAATTTTTTACATACGAGAATTTAAACGAACACCCCTTGACACTTATCGAGTTAATAATTTTGATTTACAAACCATTGATGTACGTTGGACTAATTTGTGTAATCTTGCTTGTGTGTATTGTAGTGCTGATTTTAGTAGCCGGTGGGCCGACGAATTAAATGTTCAAATTGACACTCCGACAGCCCAGCAACATGCAGACTTCAAAGAATATATTTTTAAACATGCTCGGAAACTAAAGCACGTTTATCTAGCTGGCGGCGAGCCGCTATTGATGAAAGATAACTTAGATCTACTCAAACAGTTAAATCCTAACGTTAATCTTAGAATAAACACTAATCTCAGCAAAGTTGACACTGGAGTTTTTGATGCGGTGTGTGGGTTTAAGAATGTTCACTGGACTGTGAGTGTAGAAACAGTAGAAGAAGAATTTGAATATATTCGATTTGGTGGTCGATGGTCTGATTTTTTAAATAACCTAAACACAATCAGAAAATTAGATCACAAAATAAGTTTTAATATGTTATGGTTTTTATTAAATTATGACACAGTGTTTGGATGTGTAGATTACCTAAAAGGTCTGGGATTCCACAATAACAGCTTTGTTATTGGTGCATTACTAACTCCAGAATACCTAAATATTAGACATTTACCAGAAAATGTGTTAAACTTGTTAAAGACTAAATTGGAATCTAAGATTAACGAGAAACCCGGATACCTGCTCGAAGATAGTTATCGTAACATGCTACATTATATAGAACAACCAATTGAAAAGAACTTAACAACGTCATTTGAAAACCTAGCCGTAATGGATCAAAGGCGTAGAGTAGATAGCAGTAAGATTTTTACAGAATTATACAAACTTAAAGAAGGAAATTAATCATGGCAAAACCATTTGACGTATCAAAATTCCGCAAGGACATTACCAAGAGCATTGACGGTCTCAGTATTGGATTTAACGATCCCACAGACTGGATCAGTACAGGCAACTTTGCCTTGAACTATCTTATCTCAGGCGACTTTAACAAAGGTATTCCACTTGGCAAAGTAACTGTGTTTGCTGGCGAGTCTGGTGCAGGCAAAAGTTATTTCTGCTCAGGTAACATTATTAAAAACGCACAAGAGCAAGGTATCTTTGTTATCTTGATTGACAGTGAAAACGCACTTGACGAAGACTGGCTTAAAGCATTGGGTGTTGACACCAGCGATAGCAAACTGCTCAAACTAAGTATGGCCATGATTGACGACGTTGCTAAAACAATCTCCACATTCATGAGTGACTACAAGGCCTTGCCAGACGGCGAACGTCCCAAAGTTCTGTTTGTTATTGACAGCTTGGGCATGTTGTTGACACCTACAGATGTAAATCAGTTTGATGCAGGTGAAATGAAAGGTGACTTGGGCCGCAAGCCCAAAGCACTTACAGCACTAGTTCGTAACTGTGTCAACATGTTTGGTAGTTACAATGTAGGACTTGTTTGTACAAATCATACCTACGCCAGTCAAGACATGTTTGACCCAGATGACAAGATCTCAGGCGGCCAGGGCTTTATCTATGCGTCCAGTATTGTGGTTGCCATGAAGAAAATGAAACTCAAAGAAGACGAGGATGGCAACAAGATCACCGACGTTATGGGTATCCGTGCTGGTTGTAAAGTAATGAAAACTCGTTATGCCAAACCGTTTGAAGGTGTACAGGTCAAGATTCCTTATGAAACAGGTATGAACCCGTACTCGGGCATGGTAGACATGGCTGAGAAACGTGGCCTGCTCAAGAAAGAAGGCAATAGTTTGGCATTTGCTACCAGCGATGGCGAAGTAATCAAACAGTTCCGTAAAAAGTGGGAAGCCAATGAAAATGGATGTTTAGACAAGTTAATGGCGGACTTTAATAATCAAAAAACGGTAAG